CCAACACCAAAGGCGGGCGCCTTAAAGCAAGCGCATGGTTCGGCACCCTGACCGTAGGTTATGACCACGCGCAAGGGCCAACCGCAAACCACACGCGCGCGGCCTATGCCCTCTGCGACAAGCATGGCAAATCATGCGCCTTACTTTGGGCGCAATTGCCCGGCAACCTCGGCTATGCTTTCATTATGTCGCCCATTGAAGAACCCTTAACATAAGTAAAGGACCCTGACCATGACACATACGCCCGGCCCTTGGTTCGCGCACAATATCGGGCTTGGCCCGAATGGCGAAGGCCCTTTCACCTATCCGCTAGGCACCGATCCTGACAAGGCCGCAGCCAACGCGCGCCTAATCGCTGCCGCGCCGGATATGCTGGAAGCCCTCGAAAATATTATCATGTGCAGCGATGCGAACGACAGCGCCAGCCTTGCCAATGCGGTAGCTGACGCCCTCGTTATTGTCGCCAAGATTAAGGAACCCTGACCATGCCGCTTTATTCCGTCACCGTCTCACGCCTCGTGAAGCAATATGTGGCAGCGACAATTGAAGTCGAAGCTGCCACTGCAAAGGGTGCCGAGGCTCTGGCGCTGCTACGCTATGAGGAAGAGGGGTTTGATCTTTACCCAGACGGCCCGCTCTATGAGGATGACGACGATTCGCTAGATGCCACCGCGCGCTTGGCAGAGGAACCCTGACCATGACATATGTTGCGACAACCGTGAGCCTGACCCTCGAAGTCGACTTCGACACGGACGGCAAGCAAGTCAAGATAAGCAAGGCTAAAGTGGCGAAGGCCTTGACCCTATATCTACAGGACTTAGTCGACGCCGCCGCTCAAGGGGATAGCGGATTCGAAGAAAACCTGTCTGATGCTACCGGATGGTGCGTCAAATCTTGGACCCTGACATATGACGAAGCAGGAAAGGAACCCTGACCATGCTACTGCCAGAGGGCATGACCAAGGCGGACGCGTGCGCCATCCTACACGAGTATATGCAGCGCAGCGCCCTGCCGCCAGACCCAGATGACCTATTGCGAATTGTAACATGGCTCATTTACAAAGCCAGCGTTGATGTAAATGCGGCGCACAAAATAAAATGGCACACAACCCCCTTGCAACGTAAGCGCGCCTCTGCTATATAGTGAGGGCCGCCGGGGTTCCTCCGTGAGTACACACTACCCCTCGGCGGTATCTAGTTTGCTCCCTAAACTAAGCCGGGCTTCCGAAAGGGGGTCCGGTTCTTTTTTGCCCGGGCCAAATGCTTTACAAAGCGCAAGCATCGAGCGCGGGGTGAGCGTTGGTGAGCGTGTCGGAGGGGGCGGGCGCGCGGGAAGCCAACAATATCAATGGCTTAGGCGCGAGTGAGTGAGTGAGCGTGATGTAGGGGAAACTTTTATATATTATATCTTCTTTCTTCTAAAAACTAAAAGAATGTCGCTCACCATTCTCACTCACTCACCGGGGCAGCTAACCCATTGATAACATTGGATAGTCGCGCGCGGGCCAGCTTTTGATTGTCGGAAGTAAAGTATTTAGTTGAAGGTGGAACGCTCGCAGGAAAGGCCATTTTAAAACAATTCCGGCGGGAAGTCAAGCCCTCCCTGCGCTGCGCGCTCCGACTCCACGAACTTCAAAAATCACTTTAATTGCAAACCACAACTAATTGTTTTGTGGAACATTACCAATTTGTAATTTGCATTGCGTTGTGAAGGGGGCTAGGTTGTGCTTGTCCCAATCAAGGGACACCGATCAAAGGGGAACTGACCATGCAATTCTACTGCGAGAAGGCCGTCCTGGCCACACTCATCAGCCTCAACTGCGCCATGTGGGTGCTGCTCATCATGGCCATTGTGTCTTGGTTTGAAGGCTGAGGAGTACAGTATCATGGGAAACCTAGCCCACCAAGAGTTCGTTGATCACCACAACAGCCGCGTGAAGATGTCGGTAGTGGTATTCAGCAATTGCGTGCGTTTCATTACGTCAACGAATGGCGGCGCCCTGAAATCTGTTGATCTGCCCAGGGAAAATGCGCGCAGCCTCTTCCAGTTCTTGGCAACTGCCATCGAAACGCATTGGGAAATGCCCGTTCCGCCTACCGAAAATGCCTTGGTAATCTTGCACGGTAGAGGCGATGACCAAAAGTTTACGGCGTCACCCATGGAAGACATGGCTGATGCAGATGCCTATGCTAAGCAGTGCATGAAGGAAGACCCTGACAGCACCATCTTCTTGGCTAATCTGATCAGCCTTTATGGCTATGATTGGAAGACGCCCCGCTCTCTGAAAGGAAATGCAGCATGAGCGAGCGTCCGTTCTTTTGGGTTCCCCGCTTTAAGCGGGGCGCTCTCGGCTGGGTGTATGTGCGGTGGGGCCGCAAGCTTTGGAGGATTTGGTAATGACCAAGCAAACCGAAATCACGCTGTCGAGTCTGTACGATTGCACAGATTACAAGATGCGCGTTCTCAAGAACAGCGCCGGCGGCGGCGTAGTGTTCCAAATTAAAAAGGGGGACGTGCTTTTAGATGGCATAACCTTGACTCGCCTAGATGCCCTTGAATTGGCAAGCTTTCTGAACTCTCTTCTAGGGGAAGCCCCGCCCGAGCCTGCCGAACCTGCTTACTTGGCGGTCTTTTACAGCACACCTTCGGGATGGGCATTCCATAGGGTTATCTCTAAGGATGAAGCAACGATCTTCGCTGCCAAGGTCAAGAAGGAACACCCTAATCGCACGGTGCGCTTAGTAAATATGCTGGCGGATTACGGTCTTGCCGAACCAATCTATGAATGGAAGGACTTCTGATGACCAAGCAACGCAAGCCGCACGGCGAACCGCTCTACAAGCTGGACCCGGTCTATGCCATGCGCGGCAAGATCAGAACCCTGCTTGAGGCCATGACCGCAGACTATGCAGAACTCGCCAAGTCTGGTACCTACTTGACCTACCGCTTGGCTATGTCGAAGCATTGCGCCGAAGCCAAAGGTATCCTACACGTCATCGCTGCCTGTGAGGCATCACGCTATAAGGAGGACATTATCTGATGGACACTATCCGTGGCGAACCCGAGTGGGTCAACTGGTCACAACGTGAATGGGAAATCGAGGAGGCCATGCAAGATGCGGCCACCGTCGGTGCCATGATCGACCAAGATTTGTACCGCCTGTCCGAAGCCCTGCCCAGCAGCAGCGAGGAATGGGCCAAGCACCATGACCTCAACGACAAGCTGGAACTGGCGCACCATGAAATCCTGAAACTCTACGAACACTTCAGGTTCTTGGGTGTCATCCGGTGAAGCAGTATCGCAAGTACCTTATGGTACGCCCGGCCCAGACCTCGCCTGTTCAGGTGCGGTCTCCCAAGGGCCATGTGGTATGGCTCGCGAAGAACGTCCGGGCTGCTCACCAATGGATACACAACACAACGAAAGGCAAACGTAAATGACCGACACCGCAGATAAAATCTACGCAGCCACCGGACTGACGCTCAACGCAGAAGCGGCGGCAAAGATTGGACAGATGATCCAAGCCGAGAACGAAAAGCTGCGGGCGGCGCTGCGCGCTATCGCAGAGGATTGTGAAGCGGATTATCCGCCGTCACATGGCGCTATCAAATACGCTGCCCGCGCGGCGCTGGGAGAAAAGGAATGACACAAGAAGAACTCGACGCCGTGCTGGCGGATCACAAGCTTTGGTTGGAGAAAAAGGGAGGAAGGCGCGCCAACCTCAATGCCGCCAACCTTCATCGCGCCAAGATGAGAAACGCCGACCTCAATGGCGCCAGCCTTAACGGTGCGAACTTATACGGGGCTGACCTTACCCGCGCCAATCTTTGTGGGGTTGGATTCTATGATGCCATCCTCACCCGCGCCAAACTAGACGGCGCAGATCTTACTGATGCCAGCTTTGAAGGCGCTGAGATTGAAGGCGGCAGAAAGGTTATACAATTGCTCCGCCGCGCCATGCGTAGCGATGGGTGGGAATTGTTTTTGTGGCACTGCAAGGAAGGGTTCTACATTAAATCCGGGCAGATGCTCTTAACGATTGAGGAGGCTGCACCCTTTTGGGAAGAAACAAGGGGAGGCACCCCTCTTGGAGATGAGTGCTTGGACATTGTTGATATGTTTAAGAAAGCAATCGCCCGCGCGCTGGGAGAAAAGGAATGAGCGATCTTGCAAACTGGCTGCGCGTCATTGCCGAAGAGATGGCGGCACATGACGAACCTCCGTCTTGGCACCAACCAATCGTAGAAGCCGCTGACGAAATCGAAAAGCTGCAAGCGACGCTGATCGAGATAAACGAATTAAATGCAAAACGAATTGGATACAGCAAGAAAATAGAAAGAGTAATCTGGAAAGCACTGGGAGAAAAGGAATGAACCCCAATGAGACTAGTACATCTGATGCTACTGATGGGAGCAGCCCTTCTCCTCTAGAGAAGCTGACGCGCGCCCAGGTATTTGCCCGCGACCCCGAAAGCATAACTGAATACCACTTACAGTTTGCAATCGAGGAGCTACGCAAGATCAACGAACGGAACCGCAAGGCCCGTGCCGACGACGCCGCCGTGACCGAGGCTGCCGCCAAGCTGAAGAAGACGAACGCCGCCTCACGCAAAAAGAAACCCGTTGCCTCCGTGGCAGCCAACATACTGGACACCCAGCTATGATCTACACCAACAAGCATAACCTCCCGCAAGTAATTGTCGATGCGTTATTGCAGGACACTTACTCGAAGGGTGATGCTGATGCGTCAGTGACGGAACTTCTCACGCCGCCCCAGATGCGTAAGCTTATTATCAAGCACGACGATGAGATTGTTGTCGACGTCAGCGACATGCTTGCGGCACTACAGGGCCGGGCCATGCACTACATCATGGAGTTAGCTGCCACTGGCAAGTACAATATGCTCACTGAGAAATCCATCTACTCCACATACAGTGGCTGGAAAATCAAAGGCCAGTTCGATCACGTCTTGATTGGCGAAGGAATACTCATCGACTTCAAGACCTGCTCCTACTACAAGGTAGCCAATGATGCTAGGCCAATGGAGTGGATTCAGCAGACCAACATCTACAAGCGCCTGCTGCAAAAAGAGAAGGGCCTTGGCATCAATCGCATCCAAGTCATAGCTTTCGTCAAGGACTTCAGTAAACGCAAAGCCAAGACCACTGCTGGCTACCCCCCGGCAGGCTTAGTTTCGCTTGACATTCCAGTGTGGGAAGACGACGCCATCGATGCTCTCATCGAAGAACGTATACGCCTGCACAAGGAATCCGATCCCCGGCCATGCACAGACTCGGACATCTGGGCGCGGCCAGCCCAATATGCCGTCATGAAAAGGGGACGCATGAAAGCTCTGCGTCTTTTCGATACTGCCCAAGAGGCAGAAGAAATGGCTTCCACCTCAGCAGGATTGCATGTAGAATACCGACCCGGAGAAGCTGTTCGCTGCCAGGATTGGTGTCTAGCTGCACCCTTCTGTGCCCAGTGGCAAGCCGATCCACGCAACACAACACAAACCCAATCGACAACGGAGTCTCTTTTCGATGCCAAAGTTTAACGAAACCGCGCCGCCTCCCCGCATCTTGCTTTGTGGGGAAGCAGCCTCCGGCAAGACCGGATCACTGGCACAGCTTGCCAACGCAGGCTATCGCCTCATGATCCACGACTTCGACGCCAACACGCGCGTCATCGGATCATATCTGCGCGACAACGCAGCCGACGTCTACGTCAGCACCTACGCTGCCGCTAAGATCACAGGCACCAACTTGTTCACAGGCGCGTCCGGCCAAGCCAGCAAGCAGGCGCTCGACGAAATGCGGCGCTTCTGCAAGATGCTCGAACACTGGAAGGTGACGGGCGGCGAGGACCTCGGACCCTGCGCGTCGTGGACTCCAAAGGACGTGGTCGTCATTGATAGTGGCACCTTCCTCGGTGAACTGCTGCTGCTTGCTGCACAGGAGGACCCCGAAGCCAAGCGCGATGGGCGTTCCCTTTACAACGTGGCTGGCAAATACTACGGCGCCATCCTCGATCACCTGACCGGACCCAAGATGGGCGCGTCCGTCATAGTGCTGACACACATCATGCAGACGGGCGACACCGACGACCAGGGCAAGATCATTGGTAAGGCCCGCGATGTGCCGGTCGGCGTAGGCGTCAAGTTCTCCAAGAAGATGCAGACCTACTTCTCGGACATCTGGCACCTCGAAGTGGACCGTGCTGGCAATCGCGCCTTCAAGACGGCAGCCACTGACAAGGCCTCGCTTCGCACCTCTGCACCCAACCTCATCAAAGCAGTCGAACCCTTTGACCTCGCCTCGATGATGGACCGCCTCACCAAAGGAGCATGAGCCATGCCTCGTATGATTCGCTTCAAGCTTCCAAAGACCACCCCCGAATATGGTTACATTTACATCAACGCCAAATCCATTCATGCAATCAAGCCCTGCGATGATTGGGCTAGAGTTTTTTATGGCCATGGCAATGATGTTTATGTAGAGCATATGCCCATCGATATCGTCGATACCATTGAAAACGATTTCGATTCTGTTACGGACAGTGTCGTAGGAGATTTCAAAATAATTTCCGGGTAAGGCTTGACAGGGTGGTGGCCCGGATGTATACGCCATCCTGTTCCTATGTGAACGCAACCCTTATGGAGAACCCAGCCAATGGCTGACCTTTTTGACACCGTTATCAGCAACACCGCTTCGGAGCGTCCGGCTTTCCGGCAGGCCCCGGCAGGCGACTATCTGGTGGCTGTTCGCAGCGCCAAGATCGTGAAGGCCAACAGCGGCACGCAGGGCATCGAGCTTGAGTTCACTGTCATGGAGCCGATGCACTCCGAAGACATGACGGGCGTGGACCTTTCCAAGTGCCGCCTCCGTGACACTCAGTGGGTCACCGACAAGACCCTGTCCTACGTGCAGGACCGTCTGTCCCGCATCACGCCGGAGACCGTGGGCAATAGCATCCGCGACGCCCTCGACATCCTGCCTGGCAACGAGGTGGTCGTGAACCTTTCTCACGAAACCATGCAGCGTGACGGCACTCCGCTGAACACGCCGCGCCTCAAGGTTGAACGCTACTACTCTGTCGAGTGGTACACCACCAACAAGCGGGCCGCATAACCTCGGCTTCGCTAACAACAGGGGGAGTAGGCTTCGGCTTATTCCCCTTTCTTTTTGCGGAGAATCCCTGTGATAATCGACGCACACGCAACCGATACCGTACCATCCCATGAAGTCAGGCAACGCGCTCAGCAAGCCCTTGCCAACGCAGGAGAACCCATGTCCGAAGTAACCTACGACGCCCTACGCAAACGCCTCGCCGAAGCCCTCGACGAAATCGAAAGGCTCCGTGCAGGCGGCTGTGCCCGCGACCAAACCACCACCCAATACTGCGCCGAAGCTGTGGCCTTGCAGTCCGAGAACGCCCGCCTCAAAGATGCCATCCACGATCTTGCCAAGCATATCAGCCGCTGGGATTGGTGGAGTTTGAAACCTGAGACACACGCTTTAGTGGGAGAAAAGTAATGACCGCTATCAAGTTCAATGAGAAGTTCGACGAATTTGACAAAGACAATCCCGAAGTCTGGCAGATGTTTGTTCGTTTTACTTTTGAACTTATATCTAAAGGGCGCACACGATACAGCGCACGCGGTGTCTTTCACCGTATCCGATGGGAAACCGCACTAAGTACTGACGATCAAGTCTACAAATTAAACAACAACTGGTCGCCGTGTTACGCAAGAAAATTTCACCAATCTTTTCCTGAACACGGGGAGTTTTTTAAGTTACGAATGTGCCGCGCAGATGACTAATGCAGCAGTTACATACTAGGAGAAACCCCGTGATCAAAGAGAAGAACGGCTGGTGGTATTTGGTTGGAATTGGGTGCTTCTATGGGTACCCATTCCCGACCCGTGCCGACGCAGCCGAAGCCCTTCGTGAACTGGAGCAAACCAATGAAACGCTTACGCCTTGGTCGTGACCTGCTGATCTACTGGCCGGTCCTGGTGCTGGTGGTGCTGACGTGGATGCAGCCGCTGCCCGCCATAGCTGTGCCGCCTAGC